AGTTCTTTTGAAATTTTTATGTTAGCTGCATCTAACTATATAAATAAATTTTTACAAGCCTTTTGGGTTTCGAATGCAGTCGAGATTCAAAGGGCTTTTTTTATGGATTTTTAAATAAAATTCTTATGGCAAATGTTAAACTACTATTCTGTGATTACGAAAATGATCAAATTCAGCTTCGTTGTTTTGCGAACACTGGTAATCTGATATTTATCGACATAGAAGATACGGGGCAAGACAATGATTATAACAGTCAATTCATATGCTTAGATAAGGCCACAGCGATTAAATTATCCAAGACACTAAAAACAGCGATTAATGAAATTGAATAGCTACGATCTATCAAGAGAGTGGTTTAATTTCTGTTTCGATAATCCAGAAAAGATTAGGCCATTACACACAGCAATATTATTTTTTGCTATCGAGCATTGCAACAGATTAGGATGGAAGGAGAAATTTGGATTCCCTTCTCAAATGGTAATGGATGCAATAGGTGTTAAAAACTGGCATACTTTCTCTAAAGGATTAAATGATTTAGTTGGGTTTGGATATATTAAAATGATACAAAAAAGTAAAAATCAGTATTCAAGTAATATCATTTCGTTGAAAGTTGGTAGGCCAAAAAACAACGAAGCACTTGACAAAGCACTATCGAAGCATGCATCAAGGCAACCATCGAATCACTATCAAAGCACGGTTGGTATAGATAAACAAACAAACAAGGAACAAACCAACAAACCAACAATAGAAAAAAAGAAAAAGAAAAAAACTCTCTCTCACTTATTTACTGATTCTGAATTTTTTGATTATGAAAAATTTGCTTCTAAGGTGTACGAAGATGAAAAATACCAATGCTTCGATTGTGCGTACTACTACGAAGCCATTAAAAACTGGTCAGATAATGACAACAAAAAAACTAATTGGATAGCTACGGCCAAAAATTGGATGATTCGAGATTTGAAAAAAAACGACGCTAAATTAAGTACAGATGCAGAACAACAAATTAACAACAACGGAAAATCAGCAGGATTCGCAGCAATTGATGCAATGCCAGATTGAAGAGGACAGGTTTGAATTCAACGATATGTTGGATAAATACGTGAAAGATGGAAATCCAAATATGGCACTCATAAGAGATCAGCCTCAGATTAGTACACTTGCAAGAGAGGATAAGAAATCAACGAGGAAGTACATTTATTCACTTCTAAGCGATTTAAATAGTTATTACAAGGTAAACCCTGAAATGAAATTAAAAGACGCTGAGATAGTCGATTTAACATTAACGTTGATGAAGGATTATTTTCATTATCGAGTTCAGGACTTCGCGTTATTTGTTAGAAATGCAAAAGCAGGTCGTTACGGGAAGTCTTTTAATCGATTAGACGGGCCAATGATACATGAATGGATTGTCAAATATGATCAAGAAAGGAGCTACATACAGCAAGTAACTAACAGTTATTATAAAAAAGTAGACACAAACGAACGCACATCAACTAAAAACAAACTAGACGTTGAAAGGATGAAATTAAATCTAGGAACGTACACACAGGAAAATATTGAAAAAAAGAAGATTCAAGAACAAAACAAAAACCAAGAGTAAAAACCCAAACCCATGAGACCAGAAACCATATTAAAAGCAGTAAGTAATAAAACCGGAATATCAATTGAAGATATTAAAAGCGAATCTCAAAAGTATGAAATACAGTACGCAAGAAACATGTATTGTTATTGTTGTCAGGAGTTAAGACCTTATTTAAGTGCTTCTGTAAAAAAAATAATGTTATTAATCAATCGAAAACATTCAACCTTTTATAACGCAGTAAGCACCATGAAAGGATTTATTGAGGTAGATAATGTTGTTAACTCTGAAGCTGTTTCTATACTAAGAAAGTTGATTCCAAAAAACGAAAAAGTAAGGTGTAATCCTTGTAAGGCTATTTTTTTAACAGTTTAAATAAGTGAATTATGCCTATATACTACGGAAAATCGAAAGACGGATCTGACATGAAGGAATTTGAAGGGTTTTATGTTAATCCTGATAATGACAATGAATGGAGTTCGCAGCCTTATCCATCACAGCGAAGGATGATAGATAAAAAGAATTCAGTATTAGATTACATGAAAGGCAAATACACTTTAGATGATGTATACGCTCAAATAAAAAACAAAACATGCAAATTATCATACAGGTTAAGGCAATATGTATTGTCTCATTATGACTCTGACGGTAATTTTATAAACCCATAAACCATGACAGACGAGACAAAGAAAGCAGCAATTTACCAGAAATAATTTAACATGCACACAATCAAAATAAAGCCATTAAGCGTAAACAAAGTTTGGCAGGGCAAGCGATTTAAAACCCAAGTGTACAAATCCTATGAAAAAGAATTGTTATACACACTACCGACCGCTAAAGTGCCAAAACCACCGTATAAGATATCGTATGTATTCGGTATGAGTTTAAGCAGTGATATTGATAACCCGGTAAAGCCGTTTCAAGATATCTTATGCAAGCGTTATAATTTTGATGATCGGTACATATTTGAGATTAATATCAAAAAGGTTAAAGTTAAGAAGGGAGAAGAATTTATTCAATTTGATATAGAGCATTATGCAGAAGCACACTAAAGTTTATATGGATTATTTCGGATACGGTATTGATGATTGGATACCATGCGAAATTGATAACAAAAAATGTATTGACGTTCATCATATTGACGGTAGAGGAAAAGGAAAAAACGTAATTGAAAACTTAATAGGTGTTTGCCGCGAATGCCATGTAAAGTGCCATGAATCAAAAGAATTTAACGAAAAAGCAAGGGAAATACACCTTAAAAACCTATGATTGCTAACACCAAAATAAAAAACGTTTCAATGTTTTTTTACACCTTGTCAGCACACGTTAATTAATTTGAAAATATGAGATACTTAATAACAACAAAAGAAACTTACTCGCCATTTTTAACTAAATGGTTTGAGGCTGAAAATCACTTTAATGCTGATTTAGAAATGATAGTCTATGATTTAGTAGAAAACAAATATACTACTGATGGTAAAAAATGGCACGAAATAGAGATTGACCACCTTTAATGTGTGCTAACGTTTGAGATAAGATTAGTTGCGTAGAATTATTAACAAAATTAAATAAATAGAAACAATGACAAAAGAAGAAATTTTATATGAAACTGCTGGATTAATATACACAGAACATCCAAAAGTTATTAAAGCACTGACAAAATTTGCAGAAGCCTACGCAAAGGAGGTTAATACAAAACAACAGGATAAGAGATTAAAAGAAGCAAAACAATTATTAAGAATGGTTATATGCGAAAATTACGACCAAGTAGATACTTGGGAATTAAACCCACAAACTAGAGATGAAATTGAAGTTTTTCTAGGATGGAAGCGAGTATAAAAAAATGTCCCAGTAACCAGCTGAGACACATTATTTAACCCATAAACCAAATAGAGATGAATTTGACAATTTTAACCCAACAAAAACCGTCTAATTTCAAAGTAAAAGTAAAAGAAAAAAGCGAATCTAAAACACGAAGTTATTCACTAATAGACCCTTATAATTTCGAAAACATTTTGAACGTATGTTGCTTGATTTTCAAACAAAACCCTATAGATGTATTAAAAGTAACTGAAAACAAGAGGTTTACCAGAAAAAGAGAATGTATTTATATCAGATTTGCTGTGAAATATTTACTTTATGTTAATGCTAGAATGACATATGAGGGTATAGGTTATTATTTTGTTGTTAACGGTAAGGCTATGGATCATTCTACAGTAATCCACGCGGTAAGAAAAGTACCTCAATTACTTCATTCTACTAAAGGAAAGATTGAATTTTCTAAACCATTTGCGGAGGTTGAAAAAATTTTAAGTAATCAATACGATGTTTATGAGAGAAATAAGAAATAATTAAGTATATTTACATTAACACCGCGAAAACATGAAAAATTTTATCGACCATAAAGCAATAAGTAGGGTGTCTCCTTTCGGAGAATTCACTGTCGCGGTGTCGCCCTACTTGCTTTTTACTGGCGATGGGAAATTGAAAACAACGGATTTAAACTAATTAAATAACATCTAACAAAGAATAAACCCTAATAGAATGGAAGATATACCTAAAAGTTTAAAAAGATTAGACCCGAATAAAAAACAAGATATAACATTTGAAAAAAGAGATACTTTGATGGTTTTTAATACAGATAATTATTGGTGGTGTTACTATGATTATAAAACTAATAGTCTATACGATCAATTTTGCCGTAAAATTAATGTCAATGCAAAAGATTACCTCATGAAAATAGGCGTATTGAATAGTAATAATGAGAAAATAAAACAGAGTGATTTTTATTAACCAAACCCTAACACCCTAAACAAAGAAAGGATGAAAATATTCGAATTTGAATCACAAGAAAACGCATTCCCTACTGATTGGATTTACGCCAAAGACATGGAGGATGCTAAAGAATTTTACATGCGCCATACAGGATGTATTGAATCTGATTTAGATGATATTAACATAATTGATATACCGCAATCTGAGTGGAAAGACAAATTTATTGTTGATCCTAATGAGTATAGTGAGGATAAAACAGAAGAAGATGGCTATATCAACGGCTACAAAATACAAATGACATTTCAAGAATATGCAGATCAAAACACTATCATAGATATTATCTGCACCTCTGAATTTTAAACCATATTGTTAACCTCAACAAAAAGGAAAGATGATACCCGACGAAATAGATTGGCAAGAATACGTAAACGAAAACATTCTAAAATAAATTTCGTAAATTAGTATAAATGAAATCTATAGACGACATAGTAAAGCAAGCAACATATCCTAAGTTCGTGGAATTTGAGATAATACAAAAAGCTTTCGATTGCTGTGGACAAGAAATAGAATAGCGAACTAATGGAACAACAAACAAAGACATATCCTAAATTAATATTATCATTTTCTACCTTAGATTATATCGAAAAAAGTATATCTAAGGGGTTTAAGTGGAGTGCAGAATGTAGTACACATTATGTAAGAATTGAAACTAATATAAGCGCTAACTAATGAGAAGACTAATTAATAAATTAAAGACAGCTCAATATGGACAGTATTGGGAGCTGTAACAATGTTTTTAATAGGATCGGGAGTGTATTATTGGGTAAGTAAATTAATTAAAACCTTTTTATAATGGAAGCGATTTATAAATGTTTAGACAAACATATTGACTTAGATAAAATAATCAGCATAAGCGATATTTCATTTGAACGAATAGACGGAGTAAGACCCATCCTTAAATTTTATGTCCACTTTCAATTATCAGATAAAGGGAGAGAATTTTACATGTATCTGCATGATAAACAATATGATGGATATATAGTTAGGCTTATTAACGGGGATAAAGAGTACCAAGGGCCTGATCTTGAAGACGATCATAAATTATCTGAAATTTTACCTAAAATAAAACATGCCGCCAAAATAATAGATGCGCGAAATGATTTAATCGAAACTTGGAGAAATTATAAGAACAATTCTAAAATAGCGAACTAATGGCATACAGCGACAAACAAAAGACAGAGATAGTAAACAGAGCATGTGAAGCAATAGCACAAGGAGAACCAATAAGGAAAATATTAAAAGGAGACGACATGCCCAGCTCATCAACGTTCTTTAGTTGGATAGAGGAAGATATAGAGAAAGCAAAACAATACGCGCGCGTTTTAAATGTGAGGGCGCACTTAAAATTTGATGAAATAGATGATATTGTTAACGAAGATTGTAGTTACACGATAACGGACGAACAAGGGAATACAATAACAAGAGTTGACACTGGAAAAATACAGCACCAAAGATTGAAATACGATGCTGTAAAGTGGAAAATAGGCAAGATGAACCCTAAAAAATACGGTGATAAGATAGAGCAAGAAATAACAGGTAAAGGGATTAATATAATAGTCAATTCTAAAGAAGAACTAAACGATTTAAACAGTATCGGTAAGGATTTATGATATTTACCAAATCATTCTGGAAACACAAGGAATTAAACGCACGAATTAACGTCTCTCAAGGCGGCACTAGCTCCGGTAAGACTTATTCAATACTACAAAACCTTTATTTTATATCTAATAACGTTGACGGCCTATTAACTTCTGTGGTGTCTGAGAGTATGCCACATTTAAGAAGGGGGGCAATGCGTGACTTTTTCAACATACTAAAGGAGAATGACTTATATGTAAGGGATAATCACAACAAAACAAACAATACTTATCAGGTCAATAACTCGGTGATTGAATTTTTCTCAGTTGATGACCACGCAAAACTAAGGGGTGCGCGTAGGGATATATTGTTTATGAATGAGTGTAATAATACCTCATATGAATCATTCAACCAGTTAGAGGTTAGAACAAAGAAAAGAGTTTATTTAGATTATAATCCGGTGTCAAGCTTTTGGGCGCATGAGAAAGTTATTACAAGGCCAGATACGGCGTTTTTAAAAACGACATACTTAGATAATGATGCTTTAGCACCTGAGATTATTAAATCAATTGAAGCGCGTAAAAGTGATGTTAATTGGTGGAGGGTTTACGGACTTGGTGAAGTAGGGATGTTGGAAGGATTGGTGCTAAGTAATTTTGTTATAGTAGATGATATGCCTACAGAGTATAAATGGAAAGCGTACGGCCAAGACTTTGGATTTACAAACGATCCATCAACATTAATAGACGTTACTTATGCAAATGGTGAGTTATGGCTTGACGAATTACTATACGATAGAGGCTTGACGAATGGTGATTTAAGTAATAAGTACAAGGATATTGGATTGAATAGACGTTCTCAGATAATAGCAGATTCAGCAGAACCAAAGAGTATTGAGGAATTGCACCGTATGGGATGGTTTATAAAGGGTGCACACAAAGGAAAGGACAGTATCATGAACGGTATTGATATAATGAAAAGGTATAAGATCAATATAACTAAACGCTCAACTAATCTAATCAAGGAATTTAGGAATTATACATGGCAATCAGACAAAGATGGTAATGTTATTAACAAACCAATAGACCGATTTAACCACGGTATAGACGCTGTTAGGTATGTTTGTTTAAATAAAATTGGGAAACCAGTAGGCAGAATAAATGCATATGCTTAGAAAATTTATTATATTAGCGAAGACAAACGAAGGAACATGTTAAAATCTCATCTAATTAATTCCATAAAAAAGAATTATATTGCGAAATCCTCAAAATTCAGAGGGTGAAGTCACACAAAACACCGGTAAAACATAATTAACTTTTAACAAAATCATAAAATCATGGCTAAGAAGAAAACAACTAAGAAGGAAACGGTTAATAAGGTTAGTAAGGATGAAATCGCTTCAGGCGGTTCTGAATTATTTATGACAG